TCTCCGAACGATGCTGAACCTGCTGGTTCTGAACCGACTGAACTGGTTCGTGCTGGTTTGGGGGTGGCTGCTCCGAGGTTGGCGACACCGGCTATTGGGTACGAGTCCTACGGGCCTTTGATCGCGGCGTGGGGGGCCGAGCATCTAGGGCTGACCCTGTTTCCGTGGCAGGTCCGTGCCCTGACCCAAGCCTTCGCGCATCGGGAGGACGGCACGTTTGTGCACAGCAGGTCCATCACGACGACGGCCCGGCAGAACGGGAAAACGACGATGCTGGCGTGTTTGGTGGGTTGGGCGCTGACTGAACTGCCAAGGATTTGGGGGCGTCCTGTGCGGGTGCTGAACGTCGCGCATGAGCTGGCGTTGGCGACCGAGGTGTGGGAGGCGCTGTCAGACACGATGGAACTATGGGAGGAATCCGGGGTTGCCAAGGTGACGTGGGCCTATGGGCGCAACAAGGTCGAGATGGTGGACAAGTCCCGCTGGGTCGTGAAGGCCGCAACAGGCAAGAAGCACGGCGGCACCTACGATCTGATTATCGCCGACGAGTTGTGGGCGTTGTCCGAGCCTGCCGTGTTTGGGGCGTTGCTCCCGTCGCAGATCGCTGTCCCTAGCCCGCATTTCTTCGCCACCTCGACCGCCGGCGACGAGTCGTCGAGGGTCATGCTCCGGATGCGGGAACAGGCGCTGGCTCTGATTGACCGCGGCGAGCAGGGCACCCTGAGCCTGTGCGAATGGTCTCTCCCGCCGGATGTGAACCCGTGGGACGAGACGAACTGGGGTTGGGCCAACCCGGCTATGCCGATGACCATCAACCTGCAGGGTCTCCACGACGCGGCGGCCTCCCCCGACAAGACGTCGTTTCTGCGGGCGCATTGCAACCTGTGGGTGTCGGCGGCTAATGCGTGGATTGCGCCGGGGGTGTGGGCCAAGTTGCAGACCGACGACCCGCAGCCTGCGGGCGGGGTGCTGGCCGTGGACTCCAGCGTGGATGAGACCCGCTATGTGGGTGCCCGGGTGGGGTCCGATGGGGAGAACATCGTCGCCAGCGTCGGGCTGGTGGCAGAACACACCGCTGACCTGTGGGCCGAGGTCGAGCAACAGATGACCGCCGACCCGACCCTGCAACTGGCTGTCACGCCGTCGCTGGAACTGATGCTCCCCGAGAAATGGCGGAAACGCACAATCGTGTGGGGCTATGGGGAACTGCTGAAGGCGACCCCGCTGGTGCGCAACCTGATCGCCGAAGGCAGGCTCAGGCACCACGGCGAGCAGATGCTGGCGGAGCATGTGAACAGGGCGGTGCTGGTGCGGGCCAACGGGTCGGTGGTGGTGTCGTCGCAGAAATCCCCCGGCCCCATCGAGTTGTGCCGCTGTCTCATTGCGGCGGCGGGCTACGTCGTGAAACCAAAGAACGCCGGGAAACCGACCCTCGGGATTGCCCGCTAGCAAACCTTGTCACAGGTGCTTGCTACTGCTAGCATCGGTATTACATGGCGTTGCGCAAGAAAGTCAGAACCGCCGCGTATGGGGCTGAAGCCCCTGTTCGTGCTGCCGCGGGGTCGGTCGGTGTAGGCCAGTTCCTGTCCTACATGACGAACTCGTCGGAGCGCATCGCGCTGACGGTCCCGACCATCTCCCGCGCCCACGACCTGATCGCGTCCATTGTCGGCGCCATCCCCTTCAAGCAATACACCCGCCAGTGGACCGGGGAAGACTACGAAGAAATCTACCTCCCGCTCGAGACGTGGATGGACAAGCCCGACCCGAAGGTGACCCGGAACTTCATTCTCGTGAACACCTTCACGGACCTGTACCTCTATGGGCGGGCGTTCTGGTATGTCACGACCCGCTACAGCAACGGGTTTCCGGCGTCGTTCACATGGCTGCCGTACGCCAACGTTTCAACCCCCGACCAAGCAGGCCCGGTGTGGTTCGGGCCGTCCCCCGAGATTGACTTCAACGGGATGGCGCTGGAGCCGCTGAACGTGGTGCAGTTCATCAGCCCGATTATGGGTGTCGCCTACTCCGGGCAGAAGGCCATCAACACGGCGTTCTACCTTCAGCAGGCGATTGACAAGATGGCGACGTTGGAGCAGACCCCGGGCTGGTTGCAGCAGAAGGGCGGCGAAACCCTATCGGGTGAGGAACTGGCTGACCTTGCCGGTTCGCTGGCGTCGGCCCGTAAGCAGAACGTCATGTTCGCCCTGAACGACCTTGTGGAGTTCCACGAATACACCCGCGACCAGATAGACGTGTTGGGTGAGCAGCGCCAGTACCAGGCGCTTGAGTTGTCGCGTGTGGCGAACATCCCGCCGTGGCTTCTCGGCATCGACGTGGGCGGCCTCACGTATCAGAACGCACAGGACGCCCGCCTGCAGTTGTACCTGTACGGCGCCAAGCCCTACCTCGACGTAATCGAGCAGACCCTGTCGGCAGACACCATCCTGCCCCGGGGCCGGTTTGTCGAGTTTGACATCGAGTCATACATCGGAGAATCCATGGACGACTCCCCTATCGCAGTCGAGCGTTCTGCTCGTCAAAGGAGCGAAGATGCTGAAGTTTCACGCTGACCCCGACCTCATCATCGCCGAAGCCGGCGACGAGGCCCGCCCCGCACGGATCGCTGGCATCGCGGTCCCGTGGGCGCCCATCTCGGCGCGTGTTTCGGACGGCACCGTCGTGTCGTTTCAGAAGGGCGCGTTTGACGTGAACCAGCGCCCCGCCAAACTGGTGGAGAACCACGACCTGACCCAGTTGCGCGGCACGGTGACCATCACCGACGGCGCCGAAGGTCTCGAGTTCGAGGCCACGTTCGCTGACACCGCCGCCGCCCGCGACGCTGTCGCCCTGGTGAAGGCTGGCGCCTACGACTCCGTGTCCGTCGGTGCCATCCCCGAAAAATGGGACTACGAGGGCGAGGTCATGGTTGTGACCGCCGCCCGACTGGTCGAACTGTCTCTCGTCGCCATCCCGGCGTTCGAGGGTGCAGTGATTACAGAGATCGCCGCCACCGCTGAGGTGGCAGACGAAACCCCCGCTCCCCAATCCGAAGGAGAAACAATGAGCGAGAACCCCACCCCTGAGGTGGTCGAGGCCGCAGCCCCCGCTGTGGTTCAGACCGCCCCTATCTGGGCCGCCGCCAAGAAGGAGTTCGCACTCCCGTCGGCGTCCGAGTACCTGTCCAAGTTCCTGCAGGGCGGCCACGTGTGGGCCGAGTTCCAGCAGGCGCTGAAGGCCGCGGCACCCAACGTCGTGACCTCGGACCTCGACGGCGTCCTTCCGACCCCGATTGTGGCCCCGGTCTACAACGGCCTCATCGGTCGCCGCCCCGTCATCGACGCCATCGGCACCCGCGCCATGCCCGCCGGTGGCAAGGTGTTCATCCGCCCGTCGGTGACCACCCACACCACGGTTGGTCTGTCCAACGGTGAGAACGTCGCCCTCGATCAGGGCACGCTCGTCATCACCGACAATCAGGTGACGAAGGCTGTCTACGGCGGCTACGTCAAGTTGTCCGAGGAGGCGATGGACTGGTCCTCGCCCGAGGTGCTCAGCGTCCTGCTTGATGACATGGCCCGGGTCTACGCCAAGCAGACCGAGACTGTTGTTGAGACCGCGCTCGAGGCTGGCATCACCGCCACGGAGACCCTGTCCGGTTCGAACACGCCCGCTGGCTGGGTGAACTTCATCTGGGCCGCGTCCGAGACCATCCTCAACGACTCCAGCCACCTTCCGACGCACCTGTTCGTCAGCCCCGACTACTGGGCGGCGCTCGGCAAGTTGGAAGACGACGCTGGACGCCCGCTGTTCCCGCAGGTCGGCCCCATGAACGCATTCGGCAACGTCGGAGTCGGCACCCTCGCCGGCAACGCGTTCGGCCTGTCGGTCGTGGTCTGCCCGCACCTCGCGTCGTTCGCCGCCATCGGCAACGCCGACGGGTTCGAAATCTTCGAGCAGCAGAAGGGCGCCATCAGCGCCGAGGCCAACGACGGCTCCCTGTCCCGCACGATTGCGTTCCGTGGCTACCTCGCCACGCTCATGATCGACGAGAACAAGTTCGTCAAGCAGGGCTGAACCCCGACAAGTAACGAAGGACAGGGTCAGTAGTGACAGCACCAACGTTCCCGATTGGCATCGACAAAACGGTGACCAACATCGAGGCGACGTCTGGCGTCTTCACGCTGACCCTGTCCGACGTGAACGGCATCCTCGTCGGTTCCCGCGTCGATGTTGGCGGCCTGCCGACCCAGTCGTGGAACACCCCGAACGAGACCATTACCGCCGTGAATGCCACCCTCAAAACGGTGCAGTATTCGCACGGCAACTTCACCGTGGCGTCGCAGGAAGTGTGGGGGCAACTCCATCTCGAGACGACGTGGGCGACCTCGGCAGACGTGGAGAACTGGCTCGGGTTTGACGCCACCGGCGACGACCAGACGTTTCTCGACCGTTGCGTCGATGCCGCCAACGACAGATGCTGGTACTACCGTTCCCGGGCGGGCTATCAGGACCACCCGAACGTGGCCCCCGGCAACGACGTAATCCTCGGGGTCATCATGTACGCCGCCCAGTTGTACCGCCAGCGCGGTGCAGTGGACGGCTTCGCGTCGTTTGACGCACAAGGGTTCGGGGTTGTCCCGCAGCAGTCCCTCGGGCAGATTTTGGCCCTGTTGGGCTGTAAGCGCCCCGGGGTCGGCTGATGGCGTCGTTCCTGTCTGACGCTGTCACGGTGGTGACTACCGCTCTCACGGCTATCAACGTCCCGTGGGCGCACGAACCCGGGGCCGTGAGGCCGAAGGTCGTGATGGTGGAACTGCCGACGTTCACCCAGATTGCCCGCGCCGTCGATGACGTCACCGTCACCCTGAAGGTTTGCGGATCGCCCCCGGGCAACGCCCAAACCAACCGATGGATTCTCGACACCGTCGAGACCATCTGTGCATCCCCCATCGCCGTCGTAGGGGGCCGTCCTTCGACGGCTGACTACGGCAACCAGCAACTCCCCACCTATGACCTCGAGGTCAGGGTTGGGACCAACCGTTAGGAGAAACCCGTGGCAACCACCACATTCCTGTCCAACGCCACCGTGAACCTCACGCAAGGCATGACCACCTATGACCTGTCCGATCAGGTGCAGTCCGTGACCCTCACCGTCGGCAACGACGCGCTGGAGGCCACCGCAATGGGCGACACCGGACGCAAGTTCGTTGCTGGTCTGCAGGCCGTCGAGGTCACCATGACCCTGTACCTGTCCTACGGTTCCACCGAGGTGGAGGATGCGCTGCAGGCGTCGGTCGGCAAGTCCTCCACGCTTGTCATCAGCCCGTCGGGCACGACTGAGTCGGCAACTAATCCCGAATACACCATCACAAACGCCTACCTCGAAAACTTCACGCCTGTGAACTCCACGTTTGGCGAGTTGGCGACGGTGGATGTGACGTTTACGGGTGGCACGTTCGCCCGCGACATCGTCTGACCTGAGACACCTGAAAGGGCCACACCATGAAACTGCATCTCCAAGTAACCCCCGCCGAAGGGGAGCCGTACACCGTCACCACGAACCTGTTTGTTCTTGTCGCCACCGAACGAAAGTTCAAGGTCAAGTCCTCAGAGTTTGCAAACGGCATCGGCATGGAGCATCTCGCCTACATGGCGTACGAAGCGGCGAAACTGTCCGGGGTTACTGTCCCGCCAGTCTTTGACGATTTCGTGCGCAGGCTTGACGCGGTCGAAGTGGTGGAGGAGGAGTCGGGGCACCCTACGCACGGGGGTCAGTAAACCGTGGACTGGCTGAACTGCTGGCCCGCACGGGTTTCTGGCCCCCAGACGTGCCGTTCGACACGCGTGACCTGTTCACCGTGCTGGAGGTTCTGTCAGAGGGGTGACCGTGGCTAAGGCACAGGCGATCTACGGGCTGACCGAAACCATCCGCGAGTTGAACAAGGTCGAGCCGGGTCTGCGGAAGCAGTTCACGAAGGATGCCGAGAAGGTCGCCGCCCCGGCGCTGGACGCGGCCCGGGATGGCTACACCCGGGTGCCGCTGTCGGGCATGGCGCGGAAGTGGTCCCAGACGAACCAGAAGGGCACCAGACGGGCCATCTTCCCGTTTACGGTGTCTGGTGCCCGACGGGGTGTGAAACTGAAGGTGGACGCTCGCAGGGATGCTGTGGCGGTGATGTTCGTTCAGCAGGTGAACCGCGGGGCGGCTGTGTTTGAGGCGGCTGGCAGGGCGAACAAGAACCCGCTGGGGGACAGCCTCGGTCCTATCGCCCCGGGGCGCACCCGTGTCATTGGGCCGCGGGTGCTTGGGAAGCGGGCTGAGGTGACCCGTGAACTGGTGCAGGTCATCAAGAAGTACGAGCGAAGGGTTCAGCAGAAGGTTCGCTAATGGCTATCTCAATCCCCATCATCTCGACGTTCTCGGCTAAGGGCATCCGCAAGGCGAAGGAGGAGTTCAAGTCGCTGGAAGGTGTCGGCAAAAAGACCGGGTTCATCCTTTCAAAGGCCGCTATTGGCGCCACCGCCGCGTTCGCCGGCTTGGCTGCGGGTGCCGTCGCCGTCGGTGGGTTCCTGTTCAACGCTGCGAAGGCTGCCGACGCGGATCGCAAATCCCAGATTGACCTTGCCAAGACTGCCGAAAAGTTTGCAAAGGCAAACAAGGCGCAGGTGGCTGGGCTGGAGTCCACCATTGACGCGCTGATGAGGGCGACAGGTATCGCCGACGATGACCTGCGCCCGTCGCTGGGGCGTCTCATCCGGTCGTTCAAGAACACCGACAAGGCATCCCGTGCAATGAAGATTGCGCTGGACATCTCGGGGCGCACCGGCAAAGACCTCGAGTCCGTCGTGGAGGCGATGGGCAAGGCCGCCGACGGATCTAACACGGCCCTGCTCCGGCTCGGCACGGGTCTGTCGAAGGCTGATCTGAAGGGCAAGAGCCTGGACGAGGTGATGGCGCTGCTGGAGACCCGTTTCAAGGGTGGCGCAGCGGATGCGGCTAACACGTTTGAGGGGCGGATGAAGCGTTTGGGCGCTCGCTGGGACGAGGTGAAGGAGGACATTGGCACGAAGGTTCTGCCGTATCTGGAGCGCTTTTTGGACATGCTCATCAAGGTGGCAGATGCGTTTGGCGTGGGTGGCGTCGCTGGGGCGTGGGAGGAGTTGAAGCGCCAGTTTGCGCAGGCAGGGTTTGAGCAGTCGCCCGTCGGGCAGTTCTTTCGCGACATGTATAACTTGGTGCGCACCGTCTACAACGCGCTGGTGGACCTGTGGAACATCTCCATGACCATCTCCGGTGCCAAAATGCTGAGCAACATTTCAGGTGCGTTCGGCGGGCCCGAACTGCCAAGGTTCAGCAAGATGCCCGAGTTTGGCGGTTTCTTAAACGTGAACATGCCGTCATCGGCGGGCCAGTTCCGTATGCGCGAGTCAGGCACCATCCCGCAAAGCGTCATCATCAACGTGAACGGGGGCGACCCTGCCGCCACGGTGGATGCCCTGCGTCGCTACTCCCGCCAGAACGGCGGCATCAGCGGGATCAGGCTGTCATGAGCCAAGACTGGCGCGTCTACCTCGGGACCACCATCTACAGCACCGGGACAGCCCTTGATGCCGAGGTTGTGTCGCTGAACGTCCGGGCAGGCCAGTCGTACTACCTCGAACCGATGAACCCGGGTCAAGCGACCATCGTGGCCCGTTACCCCGACGGCTATGCCACACCTGACACAAACGTCGTGATTGGCGGGGTTGTGCAGCTTTTTCTGGGCGACCCGCTGGACACGGGTTACGCGTTTTGGACTGGCACTATCACCAACGTTGCGGTCGAGTACGGCATCCCCTACGTCGGGTCCGTCGGTAACGCCGACTTCGTGACAATCACCGCCGAGACCCCGCTAGGGGCATTGGGCAGAAACAACGCCACGACCGTTGCTGGCGAAGTTGAACTAGGGCAATGGGATTTGTTTGGTGGCACCGATGTTGCCAACCTGTACCTGACCGCCACCCGGGCAAGGTTCACCCCCACCACCAACACGGTGAATCTGCCTGCCCGCGAGTGGACACAGATGGAACTTGTCCAATACATCCAAACCACCTACGGCTACCTGTGCCGCGAAACCGCACAACCCGCAGTAAACAGTTCCTACACACGGTTCATTCCGCCGTATGCGCTGACCGCCAACACGGTGAACTTCAGCGACACCGCCAACAACTCCACCAATCAGGTCTACGACAACCTCACGGTGACCGCCGCGTCTGAGGACTACTACACCAAGGCCGAAATAACCGCCGAAGGTCTCTCAATCACGGTGATCGCCGACTCCGGCAGTGGCCCGCCCGCCCTCTACCAAGGCAGCACCGTCAGCCCGACACAGGCCCAAGCCCAAGACGTTGCCGACGCCATCTCAAACACCTTTGACGACACCGACTTTGCCATTAGCGGGATCTCGTGCCTGTCCGAAGCACAGAACAGTTGGAACCTGTTTCTTGGCACCGAAGGCTGGAACATGATTGGCACCCGCTCTGACGTGACGTTCCGCGGTTCTACCCGGGAAGTTGTGGTCATTGGTTACGAACTGACGGCGACCCCGGAATCGTCAAGGGTTACATACCGGGTGGCCCCGATTTCTTATTACGATTGGTTGGTGCTGGATTCTTCCGAGTTCGGCGTTTTAGACACAAATAGGCTTGGTTACTAATGGCAACTCCCCCTGATTTCACCGCTGGCGCAGTTCTGACCGCCGCACAGATGAACGCTGTCGGCCTGTGGCGTGTCAAGACCCAGACAATCGGCACCGCCGTCTCCACGGTTGTTGTCTCAGATGCGTTCAGCGCCGACTACGAGAACTACATCATCACCGTCTCGGGTGGCATCCATTCAACGGGCGCAGGGTCGCTCACCATGAAGTTGGGCGCGTCGGCAACGAACTACTACTACGGCGCCACCATCGTCACCTATTCCACGGGTGCGGTCACCGGTACTGGTGGCAACAACACCAGCGAATGGGTGGTTGGTATGGGCAACGCATCAGCCCTCAACGCCCACGTGACCATCATGGGACCGCAGTTGGCAAAGCGCACGACCTTTCATTCGTTCGACTCGAACGGCACATCGCAGGCCCGCAACTGGGTCGGGTACCACAACGTCTCCACCGCATACACCGAGTTCACCCTCGGCGTATCGGCAGGCACCATGACCGGCGGCACCATCACCGTCTACGGCTACAACTAGAAAAGAAAGAACATGCACGTGCAGAACCCCCCAAAGGCTTGGATTATCCTTGTCGGCATCGCCGCTGTCACCGTCCTTATGGCCCTCGGTCGTGTCTCGTCAGAGGCTGGACTTCCGGTTATTACTGCGTTCGTTGGCTACGCCGTCGGTAACGGCATCGCCGCCCGCCGTGGCGACACCGTGGACCCCATCTTCGGACCCTCCGACGAACGGTGAGCGTCCCCTATAAGGGCATAACCCTCGACCGCACCCTCAGGCTGTACGGCAACGGCAAACTGCCGCTGTCCGTCCTGAAGGAAGTGCATTGCGGTGGCACCATGTACGGCCCCGCCGCGTGGTGGTTCAACGTCATGTGGGACGACGCCAAAAAGGCGGGCATCACCCTGAAGGCCACAGGGCGCGGCTACCGCCCCTACGGCTCGCAGGAGGCGATGTTCCTAGATCGCTACAGCCGGACCCCGACGCTGAGGAAGCCTGTGGTGACCCGCAAGTGGAAGGGCCATACGTGGTGGCTGAAGCGCGGCAAGAGTCCCAGCGCCACACCGGGGTTCTCCAATCACGGCTGGGGGCTGGCGGTGGACCTCGAGGTGCCCCCCACGACGTTCGCATGGCTGGTCCACAACGCCCCCCGCTACGGCTTCTACCTCCAAGGCCCGAAATACCTGCCGAACGGCAAACCCAACCCCGAATACGAGGCTTGGCACTGGCAGTTCTGCAACCTTCAGCCCTAATCAGGCTGTTTCGGGGGTTATCCACATCTAGCGTCTAGGTTTGTGTTTAGATGCACCTGCCTGAAAGGGGGCACTAAATGGGAATGATGGATGAACTGGAAGCCGAACAGGCTGCCGCTCGACGGGGGGCTATCTGCTCATTCGTCGCGGTTTACGCTGGGTTGGCTAAACCCGACGCGGATGACCTCAGGGACGCGCTGAAGCGCCCCGAAATCGCCGCAGCCACGATCGTGCGGGTATTGGCCCGCCACGGGTTCAAGGTCCAATCGCAGACGGTTCGCCGTCATCGCAGGGGGGAGTGTTCTTGTGAGCGCATTTGAACTGGACCAGCAGGTCGAGGATCTGCGGCGGGCGTTGGAAAACACGCAGCGGCAGTTGGCGAAGCAGAAGGCCCGCACCGATGAACTGGTGGCGGCGACACAGACGGCGGCGCGGGAGGCTGTGCTTGCGACGGGTGGGGTGAAACTGCCTGCCCGCCGCACCCGCTCCAAGAAGCGCGGGGCCGAGGTGGCCCTGTGGCATTTGACGGATTGGCAGGGTGCGAAGGTCACCCCGTCGTACAACAGCCAAGTGATGCGGGACCGGGTTCTGCGGTTCTGTGACAAGGCGGCACGGCTGGCTGAGATTCAGCGGGCCGACCACCCCGTCGATGACCTCGTCGTGATGCTCGGTGGCGACATGATTGAGGGGCTGTTCAACTTTCCGACCCAGCCTTACGAAATCGACGCCACCCTGTTTGGGCAGTACGTAACCGTGAGTCGTCTGCTCACAGAGGTGGTGCAGTTTGCCCTGCACGAATTCTCCACGGTGCGTGTCATCGCCGAGTGGGGCAATCACGGCAGGCTCGGGTCAAAGCGGGACGCGGTCCCGAGGTCCGATAATGCTGACCGGATGACGTATGAACTGGCGCGATCGCTGGTGAACACCGACCCGAGGGTGACGTGGGAAGACTGCCCCGAGGACATTCAACGGGTGGAGATTGGCAACTACCGCGCCCTGCTAATCCACGGCGACGAGGTGGGCCGCAACGGGTTCGCCAGCCCTAGCACCATCGTTCAGCATGTGAACCGTTGGCGGTCGGGTGCCTATACGTGGGAGTTCCGCGACGTATTCATCGGGCATTACCACACCCATGCGGAGTGGGCGATGGCTAACGGTGAGGGTGCCGTGTATCAGACCGGCTCGACCGAGTCGGAGAACCGCTACGCAGGGGTGATGCTGGCGGCGTCGGCCATCCCGTCGCAGCGGGTGCATTTCGTGGACCCGGTCGCAGGCCGCACCACGGCCCAGTTCAAGGTGTGGGTGGACGCATGACCGCCGCATCATGGGCATGGCTCGGCTGGATGACCCTTAGCCTCGTGGCGTTCATGGCGGCAGCCGAATGGCTGTACGACGACCACATCGACCCCCCGGAGGACGAATGAATCCCGCGCTTGTCATTTGGGCTGACGCCCACAGCGCCGACATCGCCAGTTGGACCCCCGCCGAGGACATCGAGGATGTTGGGGAGTGGCTGAACCGCACCGTGGGCTGGGTGGTGCCCGACGCCAAGAAAGGCCATGTGACGGTGTGCCAGTCGGTCACCCCCGACGATCAGGTGGACCATGTCCTTCACATCCCGGAGCAGATGGTCCGTCAGATTCACTATCTCGTGGTGAAACCCACAGAGTAGGGTGGCTGGCGGCGGGGGCTGGCGTCCCCCTTTCCGCTGGTCCCCGCCACCCCCCGAAAATAATTCGGAGAAATGCAAGCGAAACGCAAACAAATCTGATACTGTGTGGGTGTGGTCGAAGGGGCCACGAAGAAAGGGAAACATGGCAACACTTACCAAGGCTCAAAAGGTCATCGCGATGGAGGTTCTCGTGGCGATGGACGAAAACAGGGTTCCGCAATGGGTAACACCGCGTGAAGCGTCTCGGTTGTGCGAAAAGTTCGGCGTTACTAACGATAGGTTTCGTCGAGTCGCCAAGCGTGAGCAGGATTTTCGTTTGATTGCACTGGCAAAGGTGGCGGTCGAAATCGCTAAGAAAGGGGGGCGCGCATGAAAGAACGCACCGTCACTGTCGCTGTGCGCATCCCGGAAAGCGCCTACGCAGAACTCCAACGCCGAGCCAAAAGCACCGCACAACGGCGGTCCGACGTTTTGCGCGACATCCT